TACACCTAGCGGCTCTGCACCACTGGAACCCAACGTGTTTGCGGTTCCCGCAGCGCTGACCACGCTGACGCCAGTAGCATCTATGGTGCTGTTGGCTATCGTGGTCGGGTCATTGACTGCCGACGTAACCCCAACGCCGCTTGGGTCTGCAAGTTCAGTTTGCAGTCCAGAAGCAGTCCCTGTGGCTGCCGTAACCCCAACGCTGCTTGGGCCTGCGTTCGCAGACACTTCAGCAATGAACGCAATGGCTACAGCAGCCCACGGCGCTTTAGCTGTTCCAAAAGCCGTCGCAATGCTGCCGCTTGCTTGCGACAGAATGTATTGAACATTGTTATCGACGCTGGAAAGCGTGTAACCACTGCCCGCGGTCTCATTCGCAGTGTCAGCAACAAAGATGAGATCCGTTTTGCTAGTGGTGAGGACGCCAGCGGCCGGTGTGGTTGCCGAAGAAGTATCGTTATTGCCTGTGCCTGTGGTGTCTACAGGACTGGAGGTCGCAAGACCGCTGAACTCAAATAAGGTGAAATAAACGGCGGGCGTTCCGTTATTTGCCGTAGCCGTTACTGTCGTTGTAACGGATGTAGCCATTGCCGATGCATTGGCGATGTAAAAGATTGAGACTTCTCCGCCTAAATACTCAGTGCTTGGCGGGTGAACAATGGTAACGGTTTCAGCATAAGCCTCATGCTGTGCGTTTGCCCACGTGAAACCAGCCGTGGATGGCGCACCAACCGCCAGCGTTACAGGCGCCGTGGGGTTGTTCGTAGATGCGTACACAACGCAGACAAGCAGACTCCCAGCCGTAGTCTCAGAACTAAAGCCAGCCGCGGAGCTTGTTCCTGATCCGCTACCACCTGCATTTGATTGAACCAACGATACGGACATAGATGTTTCTCTTAGGTTGTCACTGTCGGTGTTGTTCCAAATGGACCCGCACCCACGTTGAAGCTCGAACTTGCAATGATGAGACCGCTTGCCGCGTCAATCGTCCCCGGACCTTCGCCGGGGACTGTGAACTCCACGGCTGTGAGCGAAGACAGCGGCTGCGGATTCTGGCCGAAGTTGTTCAAGCTCTGAAATTTGAAATACAAAGTCTCCCCTGCCCACTTTGGGTCATATGTGTACTTGAAGATGCTGTTATCCAGCCTCAAGAACGCAGCGCCTACGGTATGACTGGTGATCTGTGAGCCAACCTGCCCTCTGCGAATGTAGCCACCGAGTGAAGGGTTAGTGCTGCCCATCGTGTACTGGTTCTGACCAGTTGTGGTCACTGCGGAATAGGCGATGATTTCTCCATCGACAAAGCACATCGTGTTCAGATAATTCGCATCTGTATCGGTTCCGGAATCCAGCGCAGGACAGTTAACAGCCAGATTCACAACCAGCGTGTCTGAAGTGTCGGGGTCATCCCCTGCAGGGAAGGTCGATGCGATTGTTCCGAGGCGTGCTGCGGCTGAGATAGTTCCAATCTGAAGGTACGTTTCACCATCCTGAGAGCACCAGACGTTGCATGATCCCCACTGAGAATTCGAGCCGCAGGCGCCAATCCAAATCTGGTTGCCTTGGTAGTTGGTCAACCGCGAGGTTGCTTCAAACATGACCGCGATTGTGTTTCCAGGCGCTGCTAGTTGGTTGATGACTCCGCTACCCGCGCTGATGGACTTGTTGAAGAGCACAGGCTCTTGTGCCGTGGCGATGTAGTCTTCAAACTCCATCTGCATACCTTTCTTCGGATCGTCCACAGTCTTTGTGACCCGAAGAGGAAGGTTGCTCACTGCAAGATTGACGTTGTTCAATCCCGCTGCCCAGATGGAGGACGTGCTTACGGTCACGATGTCCATCGGCTCTAAATACGAATAGCTGAAGGGCAAAGTCCCGGAATACGTGTTCAGGATTGATGTGGACCGCTTGACGCGAAGAGACCCCACAAAGGTCGCAGCACTCAGCGTGTGAATAAAGTCGTAGTTCTGCGGGTCTTCAGGCAACGTGCCGTAACGATTGATAGCCGCCTGGTCGAACTCTTGCGTGATGTCGTCATTGTATTGGTAAGAGCGGTTGCTGAAACCGATGGCGACTTTGTTGTAGGCATCCGGCCATTCTTTACACTCGCAGTTGAAAGGATCTTTCCCTTCTTCTGCTAAGAAGCAGGTGTCATCGAGAGCGACAACATAACTCTGCGGACCTTCCCAAGTGCAGCCGTTACCAGCCACAGAGGTTGAGCCGTAGGGAACGAGCTTGAGCAGTCCCTCTGAGACGTAGACGCCGATCTGCCCAGCTTCACACCACTTGCTGATGACCGAAGCAGCGGAGTCTTGAGAGTCGATCTTCGGAGAGATGAAGTAGCCGTTAGCTGCGCACCAGTTCCAAGCAGTGCTTCCCACTGAGCGCGTGCCCGGAGTTCCGACTGCTCCGCCCCAAGTTCCGTTAGCCGAATTGTCGATCGCGGCTACTGGGAACGGAACCGGACCACTGCCTAGTCCCCAACGGTTATCAGTGAGCACGCGATAGATGCACTGAACAGGATTGCAATCCACAATGCCGCTGCCGTAAGCATCAGGGGTGATGACTTCAAAGCAGTTGTCAGGCATCTGACCGGAAGTGCCCAAATACATTGGCGAGTAGTCCACATGAGCAATGCCGCTGTAGCTCAGAATTTGACCGAGGTCTCCTACCATTGTTATCGTTGCTGCATTCGAGCTTCCCGCGCCGAGATGAAACGTTCCCCCATCTTCAAAAGACGAATTCAACTCTTGACCCATGTTGCCGCCAAACACCGTGAAATTGATAAGCTCCGGCGCATCTTGGCCTACGAGACTCTGATTTGTGTATCCCCAAGTGATTAGTACTTCCTGACCGATGTCTGCCGTGCTGAAAGTGACCAGCGTGGGGTAGATGTCATTTGAGTTCGGATTGTTGGTGTTGCTAGGAGTGAAGTAAAACGTCCCTGCTTCAGTTGGCGGATTGGTGCTTACCTGCGTTAGCGTTGTACCCGCAAGTTCGTTGAACTCTCCATAGTACTGCACAGAGATGATGGAGGTCGGCGAGTACTGTTGCGACAAGACGACAGTCTGAGCGGGGTAACCGGGAACGCCTACACCATCTGGCACGATGTAAACATCCTGTTGCTCGACCAGCGACAGGTTGAATTGATAAGAGACGACAGCGTTATTTCCAACGTCAGAGGACGAAAAATGATACGTGTTGCCAAGGTCTTCAGCAACACCCGCGTGTGTTTCGGCAACGCCTGTGGTATTGAAGAGCGTCAATGATGACGCGCTGGAAGCGACACAGACATACGTTCCGTTGTTCTGTGGATTCTGAAAGCCAGTAACGGTGAACGTGTAACCGATGAAGGCGCCACTGCCGCCACCAGTAATGGTGCCCGTGTAAGCAGTTCCGTTGCCTGATGGAATGTTCAGGTCGGTGGAAGTGAACGGAGCATTGTTGGCTGCTGCTGTCAGCGTGAAAGTGCCGATAGATGCGAAGCTGATGGAGTACTGGCCTGTCGTCAAGCCAGCACCAGTGTTCGTCCAGTACGTTGTGTCGGAAAGTGCCTCTCCCGTATTCGCTTTCACGCTTGTGTAAACGTCGGCGCCGTTGAAGACCTGTGCCCCTACAGCATATGAAGTGCCAGCCGCAGCAGCGGGGAACCAAGGAACCAAGACCATCGGAGCGCTGTCACTTCCGTTTAGGACAGTGGAAACTGGCTGGCCGTAGTCGGTATACGTGGCGCTGTAAGTGTTGATGATCCCAACGCCGTTATCGGCGATGAGCAAGGCAGAGTTCTGTGGAGAATAATTCTCAGAGAGCCAAATCTGCTCGTCAGTGCCCTGAGCAGAAAGCCAAGTCTGGCCAGACCATACTGAACCAACTCCAGTGATGGGACCGTTGCACAGAGCCGCTGCCACATCAGAGTAGTAGTTGTAAAATTCTGACCCTTTTCCGCCGCCCGTGCCCTTGCCGCCCGATTCTCCCTGTTCAACGAAGCCGCTCATCCAGAGTAGAGACGTGTGCATCTTCACGCAGCCCATCGCTACAGGTACAGGATCACCCTGATGACTCTGGGTGACAGGCACATTGTTCAATGCCTTTGGTTTCTTCTGTGATTCGAGGAAGGACATTTAGCAGGCTCTCCGCAAAGACAGATTGGCGCTCACACCTAACGGGTATGCAACAGCATCAATGCGTGTGGGTTCAACGCTCGCCGGGCTTCCTATTGCAAAGTTTTCGACACAAAACTCATCTTTCAGCGTAAAGAACCGCTTTGATGCTTTCCGCAAGCGCGGGCTGCTGATCGCCCGAGTCTCTTTGACGCCGCGTCCCGAAGCATGCACAACGCGGTTCGGCCAAGACACGATGGTGCCAGCATGGGCGTAAGCGAGTCCCAACCTGAACACAACCACATCGGCGGGTTGCACTTCTGATTCAGGTATCTCTCTCATGTAGGTGTTCACTACACCGACGAACTCTACACTCGCGCGATGCTGACTGACATCCAGCCTGTAATCAGTAGGCAGTGGTAAATCAATGGGAAGGTAACCGCAGTTGCGATACACGCCGTAGACAAGCTGTCCGCAGTCAACGCCAAAGTGCTTGCGGGCGCTGTGGCCGCGATACGGCGTACCACGCCATTCCAGCAATTCTTTGACGATCTTTACGCGTTGTGAGTTCGTGAGCGCCATAAAACTAGACTGCATTTGCCGCAGGTGGAACAAAGTCAGTACCGCCGTAGTTCGCTTGATTCCCAAACTTTGCTGTGCAAGTTGAGAGCGTGTGATCGCAGCCCACGAGAACAGAAAATGTGTCACCAACAGTCACCGGAAGAATGAAAGGGTTCATCAATGTGAGCGTGGTTGCGTGCAACTTGACCGTCTGACTCAAACCAGCGTTCTGGCCGCTCGTGCAAGTGACTACGCCCTGTGTGAAATATCCGGCAGGTTGCGCGAACGAAACAGACGGCGTGAGGGACGAGACCGTCGAGCCTGATGCTGCTGCAAAAGCCTGAGTCATGTGATAGCCGTTGACATCAGTTCCAGAAGCAACCAGCGTGCAGTTGCCATCTGTAACGGACCACGGACAGGCGGGTTCCATGAGACGAGTTGGAATCTTCAGTCCGGCAATGATGAGTGGGTCGCCCACATCGAAAACAACCTGTGTGCGATTCAATTTGTTAGTCTTCTGAATCGTTCCCAGAAACTTCGTCTCGATGCCTTCGCTGA